TTATTGACAGTTAAAGATCTTACAGATGCATCAAGAACACAATTTTTTCCTGGAGATTGTACTATGATTGAAGTTTTATTACTGGTATAATTTGTTCCTTGATTTAAAACAATAACATCTACAATCCTTCCATTTCTAACCACTGCTCTCAATTTAGCAGCAATTCCATCACCACTTACTTTTAAGTCTGGGGCAGAATTATAGAATTTTCCACCATTCTGAACTTCAACATATATTATTTTACCATCTTTAATAATTGGTTTTAGTTGAGCTTCAGAACCGTTTTTAATATATAAAAATGGTTTTTTATGAAAGTTGAGAATTTTTGATCCATATGTTGTACCCCCATCATACAAATAAGCGTCAACAATCTCACCCCTAACTATTGGTGTAGCGACAATAGTATTTCCAGATCCAACAATTTCTGCATTTATGTTCAATTTGATTTCTGGATAATAAAATATTTGATAACCAGAACCAGAAGTTTTTAATTTAGCATAGTTTTGTTTTTCAAAATTAGTCCTTGCTATTCCTACAGAAGATACCAATCCACCATCAGATAATCTAAATTCATTATTATTTAATTTTAAAACATAGTATTGATTTGATGTTGATAATCCAGATATTCCTTGAGTTTCATAGGAATAATGAACTATATCACCATTTTTAAATCCATGATTTTCAAAAGTAATAGTATTTGAAAAAGTTGAAATTCCTACAGGTAAAACTCTTAATTTTCTATTTTCATATCCAGTTCCAGGATTAATAACTTTAATCTCTGACAAAACATTAGATGGTTCATATAATCTAAATTTATGAATTCCTCCAGTGTTTACTGTGGTAAATCCAACCGTATTAATTCCGGATAAGTAATCTTGTTTTGTTTTATAAAGATAAATTGATTTTGTGTTAATAATTTTTGGATAGTATATAGCACCATTAATTAAGTAGTTATTCTGATCAGTGTTTGAAACTTTGAAATTTGATATTCCTAATGGTTGATTTCCATTTGAATTATAAACTATCTCCTCACCATCACTTAGTTCATGTTTTTCTAGAAAACTAATAGTTTCTTCAGAAATATCAATACCACCATTAACATCAATTCCAACTTGAGAAGCATTAAATTCTAATTCTTTATACTGAGTGCTTAAAACTGGTTTTAATTCTGCACCAAATCCGTTACCACCAGTTAACGTAACAGATAAAACTCTACTTACACTAAATTTTTGAGGATCAACTAAAACTTCTTTTACTGATCCTCTAACTACTGGTTGTATTAACGCTGGTGTTCCTAATCCGACTTTGGAAGCAATTATTGAAGGTGGATTTATAACATCATAATCTGATCCACCATTATAAACACTAACTTTAGTTAATGGTCCGTAATAAATTTTATCGTTACTTTTATAATTTAAAATTTCAACTCCATTAACCAAAACACCAATTGGTCCAGGTTCAGTTGAAGAGTTTATCCCTGACTGAATATTTTGAAGTAAAGGTATTTTAGACAGTGATTTTTTAGCATCAAGAGATTTAGAATAATGTTGGGAAAGAGTAAAGGAATGGGATGAAGTATCTCCGTTTATACTAAATTCAATTGAATTTTGTGTAGAAATAAAAGACCTAGAATTATACAGTTTTATTTGATTTTTTCTTAATCCTTCTTTTATAACTTCAACATAGTAAGTTCTTCCAAATTTTAAACCTGAAATTTCAGTGTTAGAACCACTATAAACAACAGAGTCTCCAGTTATAAAGGGAACATCAGTATCAAAAGTTAAAATTGAATATAAATCTGTTATTGGATTGTATCCACGGTAAATATTACTTAATAATGATGATGGTGATATATTAATTGTTGATACAAAAGTTTTTTTAGTTATTTGATAATCTGGTAAAGAATTAGATGCAACATAAGCATATTCATCATTTTCATTATATGTGTTTTGAACATTTGATAAAATATTTGAAGATCTTAAAGTAAGATTTGATGTGGGATTTATTGATGCGTAATTATATCTCCTTCTAATACTTAATTTTCTAGAAGGACTTATATTGACAATGTTTTTATCTAAAGTTACTAAGTTTGAAGATATGGATGTGACTTTAGACTCTGATAATATAATATTTTGCGAATTTTTATCTAGAATATCTACTATATCATTTACTTTTAAACTAGACTTATCTGGAATTTCATATAAAATAATTTCATTATTTGCAAAAGATTTTATTTCATATCTAGAACGTGTGTTATAGATCCAACTATTGAAAAAGAATTCTTTATAGTTTTTAGAATTATTAAATATTTTTTCTCCAAGATTTTTAACTGATAGTTGATCTTTGTCTGAAAGTAGAGTGAGTTTATCTTTATTTGAGATATCTGAAAGAATTCCAGTTACCCTCAACTTGACTATTTTTGATGGATCTCCATTTTCATATCCATAGATAATTCTATCGGAACGTATGTCAGATGCTGTGGAAATATTTTCTACAATGCCACTACATCCAAAAAATTGATTAACGCTTTTATCCGTGTATTTAATGTTTTCGTTTTTTCCAGATATTAAAATTCCAGAGTTTGAAAATCCAATTGTACTATCTACTGTAATAACTGAGGATCCTACAGAAACACTATCTGAAACTTTAGTCTTAGGAGTAATTTCAAAATTTCCTTGTATAAGGCTTTTTTCACTAAACCCTGAAAATAACTGTATTTTATAAAATATCTTATTATTTTTTGATACAACTTCAACTTCAGAAACTGGTCCAGAAGCAGTATTATCAATGTTTGATACTGTCTGTCCAACTAAATTGTTTGGATTTCCACTAATTCTTTCTGTAATTAATACTTCTCGTCTAATGAAATTAGCATTTGATGGTTTAATAATAAAGTTTTCAAGGTTAACAATTTTTGGGGTTACTTCATAGAGAACATTAAATAATATTTTAAATGAATAATCTGTACCTTTTCCTTCGTAAAAATTACGAATTTGTTTTATAAAATTGTTAACATTTAAATTTTCAACAAAATCAATATCTTCAAACCCTGGAGCAAGAAGATTTTTTAATTTTTTATAAAATTCTTTTAAAAATTGTGCGCTTAAATTATATACTCTAGTCCCTGAAGTATGACTATTTGCGGAAGAAGTTGAAAATACCAACTCTTCTGGGTTAATAGAATCTCTATATGAGGTAATTCCACTAAATCCTCTAATACAACCAGTAAAACTATTTGTTGTTATGCCGGTGTATGTGATAATTTCATTATCAATCTTGAACAATCCGTAAGTTTTTGGAAATCCCTTGGTTGAATTGACTACAATTGTTGATGCTGTTGTAGAAATACCACTAGTTATCGAGGTAATACCACTAATAACTTCAGGTGTTAAGTTGTTAAGATTTAAATATTGATCTAAATTTTCTGCAATATCAATTGGGCCACCTTGATACTCTTGAGAAACATAGTATTGCTTTAAAAATTCTGCGAATTTTGGTGATTCTGATAGTAAAAATTCTGGTAACTGATTTTCTATAATTTGTTGTACTTTGACCCTAGCGTCAAAACCAGTCGTAATCATATTCTATCGCTACCTCGTTAGTTTTCCATTTGAATAACTGGATCTTACTGGGAAATTAACCCCAGAAATCTGCTCTCCAGAAGATATTGTATCTTTAATCATATTTATAGTGCTTTTCGTGGTGTCAAAAACAAGATATAAATCTTGTAATCCTATAACATCATTTGATTCTGGGTATGCTTGTATTTCTATAATTCCATCAGGTAATTCAGTTGAAACTATATTTAATGTATTCACAATAATTTCACCTTTTAGGTAATTTACTGTACCTACAGATTTTTTAACAATTTCAAAAGTATCTGACTTATCAGTTAATTTAACGATGGAAAGGACTCCTATGTCACTACCCTCTGATGCAACATCAGTAAAGTAAACAACCTCTGGATCATCTGATAATCTAAATCCTGTACTTTTAATATTATACCTATCAATAGTTTTATGGAATTGATTTCCAAAACATATTTCATATTGAGCAAAAGTGTTTAAAATAGCATTCATATTTCTTCTCATTTTAACCCTAGTAATATTAGATGTAATTGATGAATCTACATTGTCAATTACTTGAAGAAGTTTGCTATATTTAAATCTACCACCAAATTTATTTAAATCTATAGATTTAGAATAAGTATTGAGGGAAGAACTTATTTTACCACTTAATTCTTGAACATTATTAACTTTTGAAGAATCATAAAAAACATCAGATTCAACTTCAACATAAAGAAGTTTAAGATCAACTATTTCTTGATTTATTCCAGAAATTGAATAGTTTCTTAGATCGTTTAAAATTTCAGTTTTAGTAAAGTCTGAAATAGAAGTTCCATTCTTTGGTTTAATGCTAATGAAAACTTTACCAAATTGTGGCGGATCTAATTCTTCGCCACCAACAACCGAGACTGATTCTGTATTAGGGTAAATTAACTGTATTATAGCTTCATAATCTCTTGCAGTCACTGCACGATATTGTGAAGAATAAAGTCTTGGTGCAAAATATTTGATAGAATCTATAGGTTCTATATCTCCACCATCACTTGCTTTCTGAATAGTTGTTACAGAAACTGATCCCGAAGGATTGCTGAAAAAACCATTACTATCTACTGTTGTTCCCGCATAAGAGAATAAAGATGGACCATTTCCTTCACTACCATTTGTAGTCAAATAACTTATTGTAATTGTTTGTCCACTGGTCAGTTTTTTTCCTATTATTCCATCGCCAAATAAAATTTCATATTTTTCATCTTGAACTTCTTGAAGTAAATAGATTTCAGAATTTTTATCAAGATTTAAAATATTAGTAACCTTTTTAAACTCTCTAGTTCCAACTTTAACTACAATAGTACTAGTGTCTATATCAGAATTATCTAAAATAAATCTTTGATTTTGAGAATTATCGACAGTAAATGTTTTAGTTAAATAAACTCCTTGATATATCTGTAAGTTTTTAAAACTCGCAACACCGTTGCTAATAGGTGTGGTTATATCTTCTGGAATTGAAAATGAATATGAAGAATTATCGACAGCACCAACACAAACAAGACCAGCTTTTAAAGTTAATTGGGCACTTTGACTTGAAGTTGAAATATTAAATGAAACAACTGCTTTTGCACAAGATTTTGATCGGGGAACATATCCCACATTCCTTGCCAAGGAAACAACATTTTCTCTCAAAGTTGCAGAATCTAAAAAAGATTCATTAACAATCATATTTGAGTTAAATGCTGTAATGTAGGTATTGTATGCTAAAGTATCAATTAAAACTGAAAAGTTTGATCCTTCAAAATCAAAATCCGAGAAAGTTGTATTTGCTCGAAGATAATCTTTAATAGAAGTTTTAATCTGATCGAAATCTAGATTTGTAAATTTTGTAAAAGGCATTTTATACTACCTAGTTGCCTCTAAAATATAAGTAAATTGTTGTGGAGGAATTTCTTGTCCAATAATATTATAACTGATGTTAATTTCAAACTCATTTTGATCCGGTCTTGGAATAACTTCAACTGATTGATTTTGAACTCTTGGTTCAAAATTTTCAATTGCCAAACTTATCTGTTGTTGAAGAATTGACGCAGTTCCAAAATCAATAAAATCAAATAAACTTGTTCTGACATCTGATCCGAACAGAGGATTAAAAAATCTTTCAAAAGGAAGTGTTTGTATAATATTTCTTATTGATCTTTTAATCGCATCCTCATTTTTAATGGCAATAATATCCTTCGTGACAGGGTGCATATCAAAAGATAGGCTAATGTCTTTAAATCCTCTGGATATTTTTTCTATCACTTATTCTATCGAATGAACTATGTGTTTGTATTTATATCTCTATACCGTAATTTGGTTCTGTTCCATACTCCCAATCATCATAATCTTCATCATTGCGAATTTTAAAGTGTAATTCAGACTGTTCTTTTAGATTATGTTTTTTTATAGACACATCATCGTGCATAATCTCCCGAATCACTCTTTTTTTATCTGTATTTAAATTATAATCTGTTACCAGTTTGTCTGTTTCCCACATTTGATACATGTAGTTAGAATCTCTGTCTACCGGTAAATTAGACATTTTTTTAGCTCCTGTTTTAATATTAAAACAGAACTTTTATAAAGGAGGTTTCTATCTCCTTATCTTTATTTAACGTTCTATCTCACGCAATGAATATGAGTCAGAATTAAGGTATTTTAATATTTCCAAAGCAATTAAACGTGGATTTCCTTCTCCACAAGTGTATACATCTACTGCTAAACATCCATTTTCTGGCCAAGTATGACAAGAAACATGACTTTCCGCAAGTGCAATGACAACTGTACACCCTTGAGGAATAAAGCAATGTGAAAATGTATTTAAAATTGTCATTTTCGCACGATTAATGCCCTGAATCATGGAATTTTGAAGCGATTCTACATCATTAATCGCTTCAAAATCAACATTATACACCTCTAAGAGCAGATGTTTACCCATCGAATATTGTTTCAACTCAATTTTTTCTCAAAAAATGTATTTATTTCTTCTCTAAATCTGTAATTTCGTACATGTAGTGATCCGATGTTTCCAATTTTCTCTTGTTTTCTACGGAATAGATTGTCAAATCGATCTCATAACCAGGATTTTTATCAATTCTATTGAATGTCCAGGCATTATCATACCAAATGATTCGATTATTTGGGTATGCATAATAGTTTCCAGTCTCAACCTTGAATAAATGAGCACATTTATGTTCTGGTGTTTCTGAAAAATTTAAATCCGTGACACCTTTGTTCTCCCATGACCAGTCAAGAGTGAACATATAGGATCCCACAACTTTTTTTCCATCAGGACGAATAAGTTCTGCTTGTAGACCAGCAAGACGAGCACGTTTCTGAACATCAATATAAGGTGAGAAGCAATCCCAGTACATAATATCTTCAAGGGTTTCTATTGGTGCGTCGGGTTTCCAGCAAAAAGCGTGAAGTGGTCTACGAGTCCAATTCACGCCGTTTTCTAGAAATGCCTCAAATAGAGGAACTCTTTTTTCAATACTTGCGACACAATGTACGTCGCATTTGGTTACTTCACCATGTCCCTTTTGATGATTGAAAAGAAATTCATTACGAATGTAACAAGACCAATCTGGAAGACTATGGTTTAAGTATGCCATTGATTATCCTTTACCTTGTCCTCTATACTTTTTACGTGCTTTATTACGAGAAGACGCAGCGTATTTAGTTCCCATACCATCTCCTTGACGAGACTTTTTCGGAGGTCCAGGGACATAAGAACTATTCTTATTCAAACCACCTTTTGCTTTTGTAGCCATAAGTTATTCTCCACTAAAATTTCAGTTTCAAGATCTTCAGGTTTTGGAGAACCTGTCTGATAATATTGAATCGACAAGTCTTCCATAATATTGAAATATTCTTCTTCGGTAAGACTTGTGTAAATTCGCCTTCCCTTACAAAGAATATTGTAAGTTTTGGTTTTCATATCAAATGATTCTTGTTTTTTCGTGACCTACGCGAATGCGAGGATCACACCAAATTTCAAATCCTGCTTCCTTTGCATCCAAACAGAATGATACATCTTCTCCACACATATCTTGAACCTCACCAGATTCAAAAACTTGCATTTTTGGAGCAAACCAAGGATATTTCATTTCTGGATGTTCAAAAACTCCTTTTTTAATTAGAAGCCATCCAAATCCAGTGTAATCTACAGTGAATGGTTTACGTCTCTTAGAAATACTTTCAAGAGTTTCATGATTCATAACCCCACCATTGCCACGAAAATCTTCTTCGTCTAGCCAATGAGCAACAGAAGTTGTATGACCATCTTCTGTGCAATACCATCCAGCAGCAATATCTTTTTCCATTAAGACTAGTTGCCAGAATTTATTTGTATCAAATACAATGTCACTATCAATCCATAATTGCCAGTCATAATTTAACTTACCATCCCAGGGAAGTTGATCTGGACCGCGAAGAACATTTGCACCTAAACATTTACAACGTGCAAAGTTCACCATTGAACTATAATCTTGAGAAATTTGAATGCTTGCACCATTTTGTACAAGTTCAAAGCATAGTTGGACAAAATTTTTCAGATATGTATAAGAGACTCCTCTACCTGGAAGACAAAATACAATTGCCTTACCTCTTATCATTTCTTTTGCTTTTTCGTAGTCCCACTCTACTTCGTTTGATGCAACAGGCGCTTTTGCCTTAACAGTAAATCCTTTAGCCATAAGAAAGTGTAATTACTTCATTATCATACAGTATTATATAGTGGTTGTCAACTATTAGTTTCTACTAGTCGTCAGTACAACTTCGTTTCCTTCTACATTAAAATAGATTTCTGTATCTTCATACCAATCAAGTTCATTAATGACCCATTCTGGTATTAATGTGTAGTATTCTCCAGTAATTGGATCGACTTGTACGAACTTTGAATTTCCTCCGGAATTTTTTTT